CAGCCGAACGCGGCGGTGCCGAACGTGCCCAGGTCGGCGTACATCGTGGGCAGCGCCTGGTAGAGATTCGACTTGAGGAAGATCGTCTGCATCCGTTGGGTCACGGTGTGCAGCCATTCCTTGACGCGCTGGAACTCGGCGAGGTCGGGGTCGGGCGTGGTGAGCTTGAACCAGGGACGCGCCGGCGAGGTCAGCCCCGCGTGCAGCCCGTGCTGCAACGTGCGCGCGGCGAACGTCGGGGCAGAGTCGATGATGGCCTGCGACCGGCGCTCACCGCGGTTGCGGTCGCTCAGGGAGAAGCGCGATCGCCGCGGGAGAATGAACTCCGCGAGCTCGGACCAGTGCGGGTCGAACGAGCTCCGCTCGGTCTTGAGCGCGGCGTAGATCGCTTCGTGCCGCTGCCGTGGGGTCAGCCCAGACGGGTGCCCCGCCATCCCGGTTGCCGTGCCGATCGCCACTAGTAGCCGGCGCCAGCGCGGACGCGCTGCGCCGCGGTGATCGCCGCGGCCATCGCACGCGAGCGGGAGACGTTGGTGGTGATGGGGGCGTGGGCGAGCAGTTGTTCTTTCTGCTGGTCGAGCGTCAGGCCGCGGATCTGGAGCGTGCCGCGCTGCTCGAGGCGCTTCAGCGCGCGCCGGCCCACGGCGCCGAACTTCTCGACGTCCTGGGCCTTCACGGTCGGCACGGCCGGACGTGTGACCGCCGTGCGGCCTGTGTTGTACGCGGTGGGGGAGAGAACCACTACGAACCTTCCTGAATGCGCCGATAGACGACGAGCATCCGGCGCCGCTCGCGCGTGAGGCGCAGGCGGCGAAGTGAGGGGGTGCGGAACCAGGCGAGCAGGCGTGCGATCACGCCGACTCCAGTTCCGAGAGGCGATTGATGTGGGCGTTGAGCCGGTGCGTGAGCTCCTGGTCCTTCGCGCGGAGCTCGGCGATCGCGTGCTCACACTGCGTGACCGTGGCCTGCGCCGTGGTGCGCGCGCGGGACGTCGTTTGAATCTCACGACGGGTGCGCGCCAGGGTCCGCACCAGGTCGTCGACGTCAGTGCGGGAATGCACGAGACGCAGGCCGGCGGGTTCCACCGGGCCTGGCTCGTAGTTGAGCGCGGACGCGATACCCGCCTCGCGCTCGGTCAGGGGAGAGATGCAGTCGCCTTCACCGCAGAAGGGCGCTCGGATTGTGGGCGTGCATCTACACATCGTTACCAGTCGACTTGCGGCGCCTCCCGCTCGAGCCGTGACTCGAGAGCCGCTACGCGCGTGGCGTGGGCCTGGGACCGTCGCAGGGCCGCCCTCGCGCGCTTCTCAGCTTTGCGGGCGGCCTTGCCTCTCACCTTTGGGATGGCGCGTCGGAGCGTCAGCGCAAAGGGCTCGAGGACAACCTCGCGTGTGCCGTCGCGATCGATCGCAAGCGGCACAGACCGCAGGTTGCTCACCACGTACTGGCGGCCACACTCTGCGGAGAGCCGGACGCCGTCGACAATCGCGTGCTGCTGGTGGGCGTGGAGATCACGCGCGACTGGACGAAGCGCCGGCTCCACCGATGTGTCGGCCTCGTCGACGGCCGGCAGGAGGTCACCTGTAGCCCTGGCGACTTGCGCCGTCGTTCCCGTGATGAACTGTGAACTCTCGGCCGAGAGCGTCTCGACCAGTTGCTTGACGTGTTCGTTGTTGGTGCTCACGCTGTACTCCTCAATGGGTCGAACTCGGTTTCCGCGTGCGCCGCGCGCTGCACGCCGCGCATGGCCTCGACGAGCTCGCGGGGCATGTCAGGGAGGGCGCAGGTCGCGGCGAGGCCGTCGCCCAGGTCGGGGGAGCGGCCCAGGCGCTTCTTGATCTGGTCCTTCTCCTCGAGCAGCAACGTGCCCTGGTGGAAGGTGTAGGTCGGCGTCGTGAGCTCGGCGACGAAGTCGCCGTCGACGTTCATGGGTAGCTGCCAGTCACGCTTGATGCCCTCGGCCATCAGCCACCACATCTCGGTGCGCTTGTTCTTGAACTTGGGTGAGATGGCTTTGCCGCCGAAGGCGACCGGTAGGACGTAGACGCCGCTCACGCGCAGTTGGTCGATCACGCCGGCGCCCATCGCGCCGCTATCGACAATCTCGAGGTCGCTCTGCCAGGCCGTTTTCGCGGCGTAGAGGCGCGCGGCGACCTGCGCGGTGTCGGCGCCGCGGAGCACAATCGGTTTGAAGACGCGCCGGCCCTGGCGCGGGAACATCACCGTTCGGTCGTCGCCGAAGCGCGCGACGTCGACTCCGAGCCGACGTTGCATGTGCTGGTACTCGGCGGGCGTGATGGTCCGCCGCTGCGCCGCGTGCACATCCTCGATGCCGAGCAGCGTGTTGATGGAGCTCGGAGGGAACTTGCCCAGGATGTACGACATGACCCAGGGGTTATCGCGACCGTAGAGCGCGATTTGGGTCTTGGCCCACTCGATGTCGCCGCGCTTGGCGCGCCGCGGGTCATCGGGATCGTTGGTGACGATGATGATGAACCACTGACTCCGCGCCTGGTTGGCGGCGAAGTAGAGCATCCCGTCGAGGGAGATCGGGTTGCCGGCCTGGACGATCTTGCCCCAGAGCGGCTTGTCGGCCAGTGCCTGCTCGGCGGCGCGCAACACGGTCGGCGGGATCGACCCGCTCTCGTCGATGAAACACGCCACCGAACGCGCGTGCAGCCCGGAGAGCGTCGAGCCCTGTTCGTCGGCGGTGCCTGACTTCGGCCAGTTGCGCCGCCCCAAGAACCATTGCTTCGGGTTCTCGCGCGCGGTGACCCGCGTGTCGGTATGCTCGAAGGCGGCCGTCAGATAGTGTGACCGCGCCTGCCAGGTCGCGAGCTCGGCCCAGAAGTTATCTTTGAGGTTGGCATCGGTGACACCCGTCACGAGGCCTTTGGGCGGGGAGTAGGGGTCGAGGCAGCAGCACGAGAGAAAGTGCCAGGCACACCAGGCCATGCCTGCGGACTTGCCAACCCCCGCGGCCGCTTGCAGGGAGATGCGCGGCGTCTGGGGATTCACCCAGGCCTCGAGCAGCTCCTCTTGAAAGACGTCGGGCTCGGCGCCGAACTGCTCGACGACGAACTTCTTGGCCCCGTGCGGCCACTCCCGATACTCGGCGAGCTTCGCCTTCGCGAGCTCGATGTCGCTCGCCATTACGACCAGGCCTGCGTCAGCCAGATCCCGAACCAGGCCGCCAGCGAGCCGCCGATCATCATGCCGGCCAGCACCCAGCCGCCCTCGGTCTTCACGACCTTGCGGACGATGAAGTAGGCGAACGCCGCGGCGATCGCGTCGGTCACCATCGCCCACCACACGTTGCCGGCGGCGATCGCGCGGAAGTTGACGGTGAGGTTCGCGTAGCTGACGAACTGCACGACCGCCATCAGGAGCAGGTCGCGCATGGTCAGTCGACGAACATGCAGTAGAGCGCGGTCGCGCCGCTGCGCCGGCACACGCCGTATCGCTGGACGCGCTCGACGAGCGCCCCCACCGTGCCGATCACGACGAACCCGACGAGCACCAGGAGCAGCGCCCGACTCACGCGTCGTCCTCGCCGTCGTCCTGGGCGGTGCCGGCAATGATGGCCGCCAGGCTCACCGTGCCCGTGTGCTCGACCGACTTGGTCGGCACGCCGGCCCAATACGCCAGCAGCAAGCGGAGCAGGGAGGGGTCGAGCTCGAACGTCTTGATCCGCATCAACAGCCGCTCGCGGAACTCCGGGTCCGCGATCGCATCGCTGAAGATGCCGTCGAGAAAGGTCTTGAGGGTTTTGGTTGCGCGGTTCGGGGTGCCCTTGACCCGGCCGCCACTCTTGGAGCCGTCTGCGAATGCCACTCGATCCGAGCGTGGCAGGCGGCGCCGACGTGCCCGCGCTACTGGTAGCGCCCCGTGTTAGGCTGCGTGCCTCGCGCTGAGTGTCTCGCCACGTCCTGGCGGGCTGCTGGGAACAGCGCGGTCGGAGCGGGGCGAGCTCGGGCTTGATGGGGTATGGGGCTCGCGCGCGCCCCTGCGACGGCCACATCTGCCCCTCGGGCCTCTACTCCGGGTCTACTTTTCACCGACGCCGAGCGCGCGTGCGGCGTGCGCGAGCGGGCGATCGCGCGTCGCGAGGGTGGCCCGGCTGACCACGGCGGACGCCAAGAGATGGAGATCGATCCACCCCAGGCCGCGGCCCATCAACCCGTGTCGCTCGACAAACTGCAGCACGTCGTCGTGGGCGACGAGGGGTGCCACCGGCAACTGATCGAACAACGCGAGCACGTCCGTACGTCGCGGCATCTGCCCGCACGCGAGCTCTCCCTGCACGAACGGATGTCCTAGCACCAGGCCTTCGATGAGCCAGTCCGCCAACTGCGTATCACGGCGCCGACCGTGATCGATCCAGATCGAGGTGTCGACCAGGATCATCGGCGGGACCGCGGGGCGCGCCGGCGACGCGGTGGCGTCCTGATGGGGAAGTGCCCACCCAGATCCGCCAGGCGCTTCGCGCTCTCCCTGGCAATCAAGGCATCCAGGCCGGCGTGGATCAGGGCCGTCTTCTCCGTCTCGCCCGTGAGCGCTTTCGCGCGAGCGATCTTGTCGTCGTCGAGATTGAGCGTTGTGCGCATCTGCATCAAGTATATATCGTCATGCAGACGGCGTGTTGTCGGCGACTCACGTCTCAAGGCCGGCATCGTCCTCGAGGAATCGATGGCACCGGCCGCAGTAGCGCTGCGCGATGTCGTGCACGTTGAAGCTCACCGCGTGGCACCGCAGACAGGTGAACGCTGGCCGCCACGGCACGAACCCATCCAGCTGCGCGATCGTCTCGAGCGGCACGTGCTCGCTGCTCAACGCCAGGCGTGAGCACCGCACCACGGTAACGTCCACCGGATCGCCCTCGAGCCGCACGAGCTCGGCGCGATCCTCCTGGAGCTCGCGCACCTCCAGCGTGACGCGGAGATCGTTCGCGCCGGCGAACGTCACGCGCCGGCCTTTCACCACGAGCGACTCGTGCACGTGCAACCAGCCGTACTGCTTCACCGGCTGACAACAGCACCGCACCTCGATCAGCCGGCACCACTCGAGCTGTGTCCCCATTGCGCACTCCTGCGCAAATTATCGTGAAGGTGTCGTCCGAGTCTTCGTCGGATCCCGCCAGACCACCCGGCCATCGCGGCCGGGCCCGACCCGCTCCCACCCACAGCGGCACACTTTGACCGGCCGGCCCCGCTCGGGGGGCGCCTCGCGCCCGACCGCCAGGATGTTCTGCCGGCACGACGGGCACCGCCGGTGGCACGGACACGCCACGGGGGGTCCTTCGTTGCTGTCCCTTACGCCGCGGCGGCGGGGACCAGGCCCAGGTCGGCCGGGTTGACGCCCTCGGCCTCGAGCTCGCGCAGGAAGCGCGGCAGGTCGAGCCCCTCGACGGTCGGCCAGGTGCGCCGCTCGCCGTTCGGGCCGACGCACTCGAGGCACCGGCGGCGCCGGCGGTACAGGTCTGATTGCATGGCGCCCTTGGACCGATAGACCCGCGATCGCTGCGAGCCGCAGTACGGGCAGGTTGGTTTCGGGACGTCGCTCCGGGGGGTCGAGGGCGCCGGCCGGGGGCCGGGGAACGGGAGAATCACGGGGGGCCAACTCCTTCGGCGCGAGAGGCGAACAGGCGGGGAAAACCTGGGCTCGAGCCGAAACAGATGGGTATGCAAGACCCCGACGCATATTTGACCCACCCCAGTCTGAAGCACACCGACCTCCCCCTCTTGGTCAAGCGGGAGCGGACGATCGCCGCCAAGCTCGCGCCGCTCGCCGAGCTCGAGGAGCTCGGGAAGGAGACGCGCAAGCGGATCCACGAACTCTTGCTCCAGGCCGGGTTTCAGCCGAAGGACTGGACGACGGTCAACGGCTACCAGGTGCGGCGCGAATCGCGCGCCGGTCAGACCAGCTTCAACGACGCGACGTGCCAGGCGCAGTTGGTCGCCGGCGGCGTCGACGCCGACCTCGCCGCGAGCTCGATCGCGGCCAGCTTCGAGCAGGCGCCGACCGTCTACTACGCGAGCGTCAAACCGATGCGCGGCGCCCTGGTGCGAAAGCGGCGGGAAGCGAAGACCTTGTTGCGGGCCAGCCTGAAACCGGCGGCCTGAGCTGGGATGAGAATTAGAAATAGTACGAATCGCCGCCGACGCACGGGGCATTCGTACTACGACCCCGGTTTCATTGGGGTTGTGACGTTGTGACCGTTCGCGTTTCGGTTGGTCCCCTGGCAATTCCGCCACGGTGAACGGAGCGCGGCGCCCCCCGCTACGTCGGCGCCGCGCCTCTGCGCTCCACCGGTTGGGGACGACCGGATCGTTCCGGCGGCGTCTCGACCGCCGCCGGAACCCCGTTAGGGGAATCCCTTAACGTCAACCTGTCGTTTACAGCTTGCGGAGGCTTAGAGCCCCGGCAGGGCGAGCACGCCCGCGTGCTTGGCCGCCTCCCGGCGCCGGCGATCGCCGAGCCGGCGACACGCCGAACACCGCCGCCACTCCCGCTGGACCCCCCGCCGATCCCGTTGCCGATAGGTCTGATCGAGCGGATGCCCCTGATGGCAGGTCGTCCGGATGGGTCGAACGGCCGACTGCCGGCCGGCGGCCCACGCGCGTTTGCCGTTCTCACTGCGAGTGACCCAGGCCAGGTTGCCGACCCGGTTGTTGACCTTGTTGTGGTCGGCGTGGTGGGCGACGTGCCCGGGCGGGGCGGGGCCGACGAAGACCTCGAGCACCAGCCGGTGCACGGCGAGCGGCGCGGGCCCGCCGACGTCGACCTGCAGGTAGCCGGCGCCGCTGACCCACTGCGCGAGCTCGTCGCCGCCGATGACGCGCACGACGCCGTCGTCGCTCACCTCGAGGCAGTTTGAATCCGGGAGGGGACGCCAGCAGCGCATCCCGCCAGACTCGTCCCGGGGTGTGACAGGTCAGGTCACGCGCAGCCGCCGACCGCGCAGAGGATCCGACCGAGCGCGAACCCGATCACGAGGCCGAGCGCCAAGAGCACCATCCACCCATCATGCGCGCGCCGGCGGCGCCGCTCGCGATCGAACGGCGAGACGCTCCGGATCCGCTCGGTCATCTGAGTCCCCCGCGACGGGCGGTTCGCGCGCGTTCCTCGTGGCGCCCCTCTTCGCGCGCGTGCTCGCGATCGCGGGCGCGCCAGGCGAGCCACTTGTGGCCGCTCGAGCAGTACTTCTTGTGCTTCGCGCGCGGCGCCGACCGATCGACGAGCACGTCGCACGGGCCGTACTCGCACTTGACCAGGTGCGGCCGGCGCCGCATCGGCTCGGGCACGACGACCTGGCGCAGCCGCGCCCGCGCGCGCGCCGTCAGATCCGCGGTTGAGAGCTTTCGCGCCATGCGCTCACCTCCCGCACCAAGGCCTGGTAGTCGATCGCCGCGTTGCACTCGGGGTCGTACGAGAGTAGGTCCTCGCCGACGAGTTGCGCCTGGTTGACGCTCTCGCTTTGGCGGATCGTGGTGTGGAGCACGCGCCGCTCGAATCGATCGAGCGTCTCGCTCACCGCCTGCGTCACCTTGCGTCGTGGGTGAAACAGCGTGCGGAGCAACCACCAGGCGTCGAAGTCGCGGCGCCACTGCCGCAGTGAGCCCTCGAGGTCGACGATCGACTCCGGCGATCGCGCTTCCATCCGCACCGGCACGATGATGTCGGTGGCGGCGCGGCACGCATTCTCGACAAGTGGACCCAGTGAGGGTTGGCAATCGAGCACGATCCACTCGAAGCACGCGAGCTCGGGCGCCAGGGCGTGCTGTAGGTAGTAGCCGCGGTCGGTCGCCGACGCCAGCCACTGCGCGTGGCGCTCGAGCCGCAACGAGCTCGGGACCATCACGAGCCCTGGCACCTGGGTGTCGCGCGCCACGGCCCCGACGCTGCGAGGCGAGTCGGTGAACAGGTCGGCGGTGCCGAGCTCGTGGTAGGTGACGTCGGTCGTGATGAGCCCGCGCGTCGCACACCCTTGCGGGTCCAGGTCGACGAGCAGCACACGGTGGCCCAGCCAGCGCGCCAGGCCGGCGGCGAGCACGATCGCCGTCGTCGTCTTACCCACGCCGCCCTTGTGCGCGGCGATCGCCACGACCCGTGCTGACCCCTGGTCGTGCGGGCGATCGTCACCGACAACCGGTTGCAACCGGTTTGTCGGGGCGCTCGGGCCGACGCCCAGCGCCGCGACCGCTCGCGACGCGGCCACGCCGCGGCGCACAAATGCCTCTACCTCATCTTCCATGCGGTCCTCCTTGACTTGACTCCGTTTGCAACCGGTTTGCACTGCGGTGTTCGCCGTGGAACGTCGGGACGGACGCGACCGCTCCTACACGCAATCGCCGCCGACGGCGCGCGCCGCCGGTCAGCCTTGCCGGCCGCGTCCCCTCCCGAACCCCCTCACGACGCCGGCGGCACCCAGGTCGCCAGCGTCACGTACTCGCGCCGCACATGCGGCTTGTGCCACGCCAGGCGGGCCTGGCGCGCGCGTTCATCGTCGGCGGTCCACGGGGTCGGCCACGCGGCGATCGCCTCGCCGACGGCATTCAGCATGGCGTGGCGGCCGTCGTGGCCGCGAGGCCGCGTGCAGACCAGCGGGTCGCTCCCGTTGACCGGCCGCGTGTCGCCGCAGGTCATGCCCGCACGCCGCGCGCGCGCTCCTCGAGCACGACACGCACCTGGTCGAGCAGGAAGGCCACGCCGTTGCGCTTGCCGGTTGCCGTGACGAGTGCCTCCCCGGTGCGGGTCATCTCCCGGCCGATCGCCTCGAGGTCGATGCGGTACTGCGCGCGCACCGCGGCGTTCTCGGGCGAGAGCGGGGGGTCGGTCGCGCGCAGCGCCGCCAGTTCCGCCTCAATGTCGCGGTAGCTCGCCAGCACCGCCTCATGGGTCGCCCGCGCCGCGGCCTCGCCGAGCGCCGCCTCCTCGAGGTCGCCCAGGAGCTCGTCGCGCAGCGTCGGCAGCGCCTGCGGGCCTTCGTCGTTCGCGCGCCGGTGCAGGTAGCGCCGCACCGTGTCGCCGACCGTCGTCAGCATTCGACGAACACCAGCGGCAGCATCGGTTCCTCGCCGCGCGCATCGGCGAGCAGCGCGCTGGTGCGGTGGACCTGGTGTAGGCAGTGCGCTTCGAACACCGGGTTGAAGTTGTCGATCGCCTGACTCCAGGCGGTGAACGCCTCGAGACTGAGATGGCCGGCCAGGAGCTCGGCGCGCACGACGAGCGCGTGCATGTGCTCGGTGCGCGGGAGCTCGGGGCAGGCCTGGCACGGGGTCGTCGCGTTGAGCGTCATGGGTGGTCCCTCTTTTTTGGCGTGGGTCACCTTACGTTCCGAAGCGGGATCTTTAACTTGTCGGCCAACGCCCACATCCGCCGCGCGATCGCGAGCACGTCGGCCGGCACGCGACCCCTGAACTGTTTTCGCAACGCGCGCTCGCGGGAATAGGCCAGCCACTTAGCCTTGTGTCGCTGTCGGTGCTTCCGGTTCGCCGCCAGCCGCTCCGCGCGAAACTGCGGATCGGTCGCGCGACGTTCAGCGCAGCGCACGCGGTGACGCGCCATCCGGTGTGCCCACCGCTGTGGATCCGCGCGCCGCGCGCGCTCGAGCGCCAACCCCTGCGGGCTGCGCCCCCGCGCGCGTTTCCTGGCGAGATCCTGCGCGTAGACCACGGGGTCGGCGCGGCGGTGCCGCTGTCGCGTGCGCGCGGCCAGCCGCAGCCGATCCCGATGTTTGGCGTAGTAGGCGGCCTGGTACGCGCGCTTCCACTCGCGCTCGGCCGCGGTCATCGCCGCTTGCCTTGGGGGAGCGCCTTGCGTTCGGCCGCGGGCGGGAGCTCGCCGCCGCCGGCCATGCGGATCGCGATCAGCCGGTTGCTCTCCTCGTTGGCAAGCGTGGCGCGCAGGCGCACGTAGTTGCCCATCAGGCCGAGCTCGAACTTCGCGCGCCGGTGGTAGTCGGGGTCGTTGCCGCGATAGGTCCGATACGCGCGAATCGCGTCGAACCCGGCGAGCACTTCGCTCTCGAGCGCCTCGAGCAGCCGCTCGGGCCGTTGGTGGAGCAGAATCCGCGGGGTGTCACTCTCGGCCTTGTTGGTCTTGGTGTCCATGCTCATGTCCTCCCGTCGTTGTTGCCCCCGGCGCCCACGCCCATCTCGCCGGCCGAGAGGCGCGCGGCCAGCAGTTGGCGCGCCTCCTCGAGCGTGAGTTGGACACACACCAGGCTGTTGTCCCATCGCAGCACCGCGTCGATCAGGATCGGCTCGCGGAAGCGCCGATCCAGGCAAACATCGACGAAGTCGGCGGACGCGCCGTGTTCCCGCCGGCTCATGATCGGTTTCCCGTGCAGTCGGGGCACGGCACCAGCACCGTGCGGTCAGGCGGGCCGCTCGCCACCGTGATCTCCCCCTCGCCTCCACACGTCGGGCAGTCGCGCACGACGTAGACGGCGCCAGCGTCCGCGCGCGCTATCGCGCCGACCGACATCCGGGTGTGCGCGAACTCCCACTCGCGTTGGCGCGCCTCGCTCTGCTGCCACGCGGCTTCGACCGTCACGTTCAACAGGCGCGCTCGGTCACTGGCCCCCCAATCGAACCCTTCCCGAAACGCGTCGCCGATCGCGGCGCGGTAGGTGTCCAACTCGCGCAGCACAGCGTCGGTCGTTTGTGCTATCGTGCGGCCCTCGTCGCTGCTCTCCCTGCCTGCCATCGATCCGTCCTTTCTCGTTAACAGAAGATCGGCTATGCGATCTCGCGCACTTTCCACAGAAACGCGCGATGCTTCGCTGCCAATCGTTTGACATCTTTCGCCCCACTACGAATCGCGCTTTCGCCTTCGCCGTCTATTCCATCAATCCGCTTTCGCTCGGCCCCCAGCATCCTGCACGACCGTTCGATCACTGGGTGGCAGACGCGGCACCGGGCCTCGCAGCGGGCGAGCTCGCACGCGAGACGCGCCGGATGCGCGCCGGCCCCTACCAGGCGACAGATCGGCACGTTCGACGCCCACCCGCGGAACGCGTCGCGATGGACGAACCGCAGCGCCCGATCGGCCAGCCGGGCCCCGCACTGCACACAGACCCGCCGCGCCAGCTCGGTGTCCACATAGGCGCGCGCCGTGCGACGATCAGCTGCGCGCGTCGAGAGTGGTCGTTGGAGCTCGGCGTCGGCGAACAACGCCAGCTGCTCCGACACCCCAGCCACCCCTTCACAAGTTGCCTGGTCCCGACGCGCGCGTCTTTCACCTGGTCACGTCGACGTAGTGCCTGTTCGATCAGGGCATGGTGTGCCGCACCTCCGTCGGTGGTTTCGGGAACGCCGCCTCGAGCTCGGCCTCGAGCTCCTCGCGCGTCGGCAGGCGCGGGTAGCGCGCCAACAGCGACTCGAAGACCGCATCCAGCCGATCAGCGAGCGCCACCGAGACGACCTGCTGGTAGGCGAGCGCCTCGGTAAACGGGATCGCCTGGTCGTAGGCAAAGAACAGGACGTGGAGGGCCTCGGCGATGTCGAGATGCGGCGGCCAGTCGTTGCGGTGGGAGAAGTGTGCGCCGTCGAAGCGGAGTTGCCGCCGGCGGGTGTCGGGGAGGATCGGCTCGCCGGTGCCCAGGTCGATGGCGGCGAGCACGGCAAAACCGTAGGCGTCGTACGGTCCGACGTTGTTGGCGGGCTCACAGTCATGCACGTAGGTGCGCGACTGTTCAGGAATCAAGCCCACGGTCTTCTCGCACCGCGGACAGATCACTTTCTGCCGGCGTTTGGGTTCTCGCGGCGGCGGGGAGACGGGAAGGTCGTCGCTCATGTCGCGTCGCCTTCCTGATCGCGCTCGATCGATTGCCGCCACAAGGTGCCGATCCGCTCATCCTCCGGCGCCAGTCGCCGCGCCTCGGTCACTGCGTGAAACACGCCGCGGCTCACCGTCCACGCTGGGAGGTCCGCGAAGAACTCCCGCGCGTTCGCCAGGAGCTCGTCATACGAAGCCCACCGTCGCAGGCGCAGGAGGTTCTTCTGCACCCCCAACGAGACGGCGACGACATCGGGGTGCGCGGCGTCGACGGCCACTAGTGGTCGCGACACAATCCCCCGGGGACCCAGTGGGAGAGGTTGGGGTTCTGCAGGGGGGACGACGAGTGGGGGCTCGTGGAAATTGTCGGGGGCTGTGGGCGCGCTGGCTCGGTTGTGTGTGACCTCACCAGAGGACGGTGCGGGCGCGTCCACAGCGTCCGCAATTTCCACAGCCCTGTTCTCCTGATCTTTCTGTTCTTCTGTTCTTCTGTTCTTCTGATCGTGGGGTAAGGGGCTTACCAAGGGGCTTACCAAGGGGCTTACCAAGGGGCTTACCAAGGGGCTTACCAAGGGGCTTACCAAGGGGCTTACCAAGGGGCTTACCCCGATCGTGAAATTTTGACCGTGGTGTTTTTGCCACGGGAGTCCCTCGCGGCGATCGGCGGCGAGCAGGTTGAACTGCTCGCGGTAATGATCGAAGGCGACGCCGAGGAACGGGTTGGCCGGCATCGCCGCGTACGTCCGCATCAGGCCGAGCCACTTGTTGTCGCCGCGTTTCAGGGGCCGGTCGGCGCCCGTCGGGTACACCCGGTCGCCTGCCATTCGTACCACCCACACAAACTGCGTGTCGTCGTCGTAGTAGGCGAGGCGCAGGCGCTGTAGTGCGTCGAAGGCGGCCGTCACCGCCTTCGGGGTTTTGAGCACCGGTAGGTCGAGGAGGACCTGCGACTGCAGGAGCCGGTAGAGCCCCCACATGTTGGCGTGCCGATTGGTTCGCAGGTACACGAATAGGACGGTGGCCTCCCACCCGACCCGTTGCAGCGCAGCACCCTCATCGCCGTCCCAGAACGTCGATTCGATCGTCCCGTAGGGGGTGCGAACGTAGTCGCTCATCGCGGCACCCGATGCTCTGGGTAAAGCCGCATGGCGCGCGTGGCTAACCCTTGGGCCACGCGCTTAACGGTGTCCCCGTAGGCGAGCCAGTTAGCCTCGCCGCGGAGGAGTCGCTGCCAGTCGGCGAGGAAACATGCGAGGTCGGCCTCGAGGTCAAACAGACGCGCGGCGCGCGCGGCGCCGCCGACGAGCGGCCCCGCGCACTGTGCGCAGCGATGGTCCGCGACCCGGTTGCCGCGGTGCAGGTTGATCTGCTGCCGCCGCCGACACGACGGACAGAAGGCACCCGCCATCAGGCGCGCCCTCCAAGGCTCCCGCAGTCACAGGCTTGGACGGGTTCCTTGCACGCGCGACAGAGGCCGCTCGCCTCGACGCGTTGTTGGACCGCGCTGCGCCGCTGCGGCGGCCGCCACGCGGCTTGCGGACGACGCGCCGGCCGCGCGCCTGGGAGCCGCGGCGCGCGTGTGTTGGGTGTCGACGACGGCCGTGTCTGAGACGTCTGAGACTTATCCGTCGTCGGGGTCGGCGTGGGGGGTGGCGGCTGGCACAAGTCGTTCCGCAGGTCCGCGATCTCCTGCACGAGGCGCTTCGCCATCTCCTCGAGACGCGAGAGGCGACGGTCGGCGTCGGCGCGATTCATGCGGCCCTCCGCATCGGCGACAACCCGCCGCGCCCTTCGAGGATGCGCGCGCCGGCGGCGTGCACCTCGCGCACGAGCATGAGGTCGGCCGTCTGGTAGTAGGCGACGATCGCGGTGACCGGCGCGAGCTCGGCGCAGAAGGCGCGAATCAACCGGTCGTACCACGCGATGTGGCGCTCGTCGCGCACGACGCGCAGGACGTGGAGCCGCTGACTCGCCGGCAAACGATCGTCGAAGCTGACGAAGTCGCACCACGACGCGTTGGTCAACCAGAGCGCGTGCGTGATCTGGGCGCGGTAGTCCCGCGGGATGCGCTTGTGGCCGAGCCCGTAGGCGAGGTGCGCCAGGGTGTTGGGCGCTTTGACTTCGACGACGCCTTCAAACTCGCCGACGTGCCCGTCGAGCGACGCGCCGGCCGGCAACGTCGCGTGCGCCACAAAGCCGGTGGTCTGCACGGTGTAGCCGGTGCGCGCCGCGTAGGCGTCGAGCGCCGGTGCCTCGAGCAGACGGCCGCGGCGCATCGCGCCGCTCTCGAAGCGCGAGCCGTGCGGGCGGCCGGTGAGGGACTCGCGCACCAGTTGCCACAGGTAGTCGCGACGGGCGGTGGACTGAAAGAGCCCCAGCCGCTTGCGCGGCAGGAGGAAGTAGGCGCCGGTTCCCGTCACCCGGCCGACGCGCAGGTCGTGCCACGCCGCCGAGCGTTGGGCGACGTGATGGACGAGAGGCGGCGGTTGCCGGGTGAGCGGGGCAGGGCCGTCGAAGTCGAAGCGGAGCGTGCGATCGGTCAGGCTATACGCCAGGGAACTGACGACGTCGGGCAGTGGGGGCATGATGCGGGGAACCTCCTGTGGTCCTGAAGAACGCGGGTTGCAGTCCGCGTCACGGGGTCAAGGAACGAACCGACGACGACGCGCGTCAGGCGCCTAGCGCCGCCATCGGTACCGGTCTTCGCGCGCGGCGCGTCGTCCATCCATCTCGATCTCTTCAAGGGACGGCAGAGACGTCGAGGCGGGGACGGCGCGCAACAAGTCCTCTTCCCAGACCAGCACGCGGTTCGAACCCGGAAGACTCCGGTTCGGAATCCGGTGTCGGATCCGGAACTCTCGGAACGCTTTCGCACTTGGCAGCTTGAGTAGCGCCGCCGCTTCAGTCGCCGTCAACGCCGCTTTCATGACGCGAGTCGCGCGACGGACAACAGGTAGCGACGCGGTGAGTACCCGAGCGCGCGCGACAACTTGTCGGCGGTGCGCTCGGTTTGTGTGTCGCCCCTCAAAAAGCGGCTGACGGTCATGTCCGACACCTTCGCTGCGCGGGCGAGGTCAGTCGGGAGCCAACCCTTGAGCGCCATGTCGGCCACGATGCGGACGGTGTCGTAACGGGGCTTCGGTCGCATTCCCGTTGTTTCCATATGCAGACAAAATAGATCGTGCGTTGCTGCACGTCAACAACATTTTTTAACCATGTTTATCAAAAGCAACGACACGCGGTTACGCTGGTGATGCAGTGAAGCCAACACTTCGCGCCCCAGGATTCGGCCGATGGCTGAAAGCGCGACGTGGGAAGAAGAGCCTTGAAGCGGTGGCGAGTCGCGTCCGTACACGGCTTGCCCGTCTCGGCGTCAAGTTCAACCGATCACAGTTGTTGAAAATCGAGGAGCAGGGGTTGGTCCCGCATGCCGTCGTCCTCTACGAACTTGCGCGCGCGCACGGCGTCAGCGCCGGCGACGTGATCGATCGCATCGCGAACGAGTTGGGACTGACTGCGCAGAACCCGCGATTGCCCGAACAACCGCCCCCGAGCGATGAGGCGCTGCACCTCGCGCGCTGGTTCGACGACCAAGCGGAGGATCGGCGGCGCGCTATTTTCTCCACACTGAATGTGCCAGAGGCACGACCGCCACGACGTGCGTCTCCCCCTCGGTAGCGTCCACCACCAAACGATCGATGGGCGGACGCGTCGTGCGACTCAGTGAGTACGTTCCGTTCTGGGCACGGTGTACGTGTGCGTTGGCGCGCCTCCGGTGTGACCCGCGCGACTGCCTTGGGCGGCCGCCGAGCGAGTCGTGACACCGATGACCACTGGCCCCGATCGCGAGGTCCTGGTTGCCCCCAACATCTATCGGGCCGTCGGCCAGGGGAGTGCGGAACACCCGCTCGGCCGCTGGCGGGTCTACGTGCGGCGCGATGGCCGGAAGCGGACGAAGCGCTTCCGGCAGACCTACACGCTCGAGCACGTGCAGACCTGGATCACCAGCTACCACGAGGAGACGCAGAAGTTGCGCACCGCGCGCGGCCTCACCGACGCCGAGTACGCGCGCACGTTTCCCGCCGACGTCGACACCTACCTTGCCCTGAAGCAGGTCAAGGCGATGCCAAGTTTTCGCTCGCGCGAGATTCAGTTGACCAAATGCGCCACGCTGCTTCGTCGCCGCGGCCGCGCGGACATCACGACCCGTGATCTCAACGAGCTGCTCCAGGGCTTCATCAACCGTGGCTACTCCGGGTCCTACGTCAACAAGATCCGCAACGCGCTCATGTCCCTCTGGACGCGGCTCGACGGGCGCAGCGCCCCGAACCCGGTGAAGGACACCAAGCTCTATCCCGAAGCGCCGATCGAAGCGCGCGGGGCGTCGTACGACATCTTGCGCAAAATTCTCGCGGCCGTCTCCGATCGCAGCCGCCCGATCGCAGGCGTCACAGGCTCGCGCGACCGCGGCTCGGTGTCGAAGGCGCGGCTCGAGGTCCTGGTGTGGACGGGGATGGACCCCGCGGAGCTGCGCCGCCTGGGTCCGGAGAATGTGAGTGTCGTCGAACGTTGGTACACGGTCCCGCACCGTCGGAAGGGCACGCCGCCGCGCTTCCCTGAACCACTTGTGCGCAAGCCGATGACTGACGAGGCGATGGCCGCGTTCGAACGGTGGATCGCGTTCAAGGAGTGGGGCACGCCCTTCAGCACCGACGCCCTCCGACACACCTGGCAGCGCGCGGTCACGAAGGTCGAGCGCCAGTTGCGCAAGACGCGCCGCGACAAGAGCCTCTCGTTGTCACGCATTCGACGGCTGAAGGACATCCGGCATTCGTTCGGCACCGAGTTGTCGATTCAGACGGCGGGGAACCTGGGCCTGGTCGGCGAGATGCTCGGGCACCGGGACAAGCGCACCACGCGCCGCTATCAGATCGGCGCCGTGCCGGTCGTGCTCGCGGAAGCGATGGCGAAGTTCGAGGTGTCGACGAAGAAGAAAGCGCCGCGCCGTCGCGGGAAGGCGCGCGACCGATCCACAGGCACGCGTGGCTGACGGAAGGGGTACCAGCGCATGAAAAGGGTACCGGTTACCGCTGAACCCTCACTTTCGCCCCTGGGATCGACGCGGCGGGTGTGCGCCGCTGAGGTCTGAACAGAAGAGCCCGCGGCCAGACTAGAATCCGCGTCGCTTCGAACTTCCCGCCAAAGGTGCGCAGGCCTGCGCGCCGCTGCCGTGTCACCCCAATTGCAACTGCGTCACACGCATGGGCCCCCGCTACAAATACGCCTCGCTGCGGGAGGCGATGTGGATCGAGCTGTTCAAGGACCTGATCCATTTCCTAAAGAGTGACACGACACAGTTCGCTGCGCGCTGCGTCTGGCCGGCGTGCGCAAGTGCCTTCGGGTTGTTTGTTGCGTACCGACGAGACGATCCCCTGCACGAATGGCCCTGGACCGTTCTGGCCGCCTCGATTTGGTTGTCTCAGATCATGGCGGCGATGTTCTTTGGTGCCCTCTCGGTGACGACCGGAGAGGCGATCTTCAAGTTCGTGCTCGACCGCCTGTACAACCGCGTGTGGCGGATCGAACGTGCGCCCTCCCAGTGCTGGGAACGGCGAGTCGCCATGGTGCTTGGCGTCGCCACGACGTTGGTCGTAGGCTTGGCCTGCTTTGCGGTCTTCTACGTCGGGGTGTGGGTGACGCCGGCGATCGGCCCGCGCGTACTCTCGATGTTCGAGCTCAATCTCTCGCACTGAGGCCGGAGCGCCGGGAGAAGTTTGGAGGCAGGAACGCGCGACCCGAACGGAGCGGAGCATCACGCCGCACCGACAGGGCGCGTTCCTTGTCGAACGCCAACGGCTGCAACCGGGAACGCGCCGTAAGCCGGATCAGCTGGTCCCAATGTCGCGAACGGATCGGCGTACCGACTCACGAAGAGCACCCGACCGTGGACGCCCCCCTCCGCGACCATTCTAGCAAGGGCGCTGCAACGCGTACAAGACGCTCTAGCGCGTGGTCGTTTCCCCCGGCGTGCTGCGCGCGCCGCCCGACTGGTGCGCGCCCTGGTTCAACATGGCGCTCATGCCGTGGCTCGACAACTGCTCGCCGATCTCGTTGATCCACCGCTTCTGCGCGTCCCCCCGGAGGGTCGTGCCGATAGTCTGGAGCGCCGTAATCACTTGGGTGTTCTCACTCAACACGCGCGCCGGCAGCCGCAGCGCGAGCGGCCCGGTGCCTTTGTAGTTGGTAAGCAGGCGGTTCCACTCGGTCGCGTCCTCGCCGCGCAGAAAGCTGCCGACCTGCTCGAGCCCGCTGCGGACCCGTGAGTCGGTCATCGTGTCGGCGTCGACGTGCATGTTCAGGTACCAGTTGGTGTCGGGCATAAGGCTTCCCTCCCAACCGGGCATCTTACGACGAGGAGGCCGGCCGGCGGGGCGCGACACGGTGGTGCCACGCTTGGCCGCGTGCCCGCCGGCCGGATGGTAGGCCGTTCCCCCCTGACAAGCGACACGGCCTCGGCATCGTAGCCCAGCGCAAGGCGGCCCGGTCAGGCAAGGGGTCCAGGTGATCGGAGTAACTCGCCGGCTCGGCGTTCTCGAGGTCGTCCAGCATGGGGGTGTCGCAGACGTCTGAGACGTCTCAGACGCTAGTAGCGGGACCAGGCGGTCGCATAGGAGCTCGCCCACTTCGCGCGCCGCGGGCGGCCGGGTTTCCACGCGGCCTCGTACTGCTGCCAGCCCAGGTCGGCATCGTTGCGCGGCGGGAGCGGGAAGGGGAGCGTCCAGAGCTTCAGGCGCGCACACGCGGCGGCCAGCACGTCGTGGTGCTCGAGCAGCGCGTGGATGCCGCGGGCGTCGAGCTCGGGATAGTGCAGCGCCTGGACGACGCGCCTGAGCGCCGGCCCGGTCGTCGGCCGCTGGAGCAGGTCGGTGATCGCGACGAGCTCGAACTGCCAGTAGCCGCGCGCCGGCCCGTCGCCGTGCTGGCGCCGCGCCAGGAAGTCGGACTCTTGCAGCCCGATCGCCAGGACCAGCGCACGCGCGGCGTCACTGTCGGTGTCGGGCGCCAGCAGCGAGCAGGCGGCCGGCAGGGTATAGCGGGCGTGGTACTCGACGCCGGCGCTCACTCGGCCTCGTCGCAGAAGGCGCGGGCGCGCGAGCCTTCCTCGGTCACGCCGTAGCAGATGCCTTTGAGCCGCTGCCCCTGCCGCGCGATCGCCGCCGCGGTCGCCGCGTCGGCCGCTTCCATCGCCGCCTGGTGGACGTCGACCTTGCGCTCGAGCGCCTCGAGCGACCGGGTGAAGTTGCCGGCGAGGGACCAGAGCAGGAAGAGAAACGCCCCGGCGACAATCGTGGGGAAGAGCCCGTGACGCCAGATGAGGCCGAGCAGCGCCGCGACCCGCGGGTCCGAAGGAGACGACGGACCCCACGACGAGGCTGGGGCGGGCTGCTCGGCCATGATCTCATCGTCGGCCGTCGCGGCGATCGCCCCAGCGCAAGGATGCCCCTCGCCGAAATCCTCCGCGCAGAAGTGACGACCGGGCTACTAATGCCTCACGCGGGCAGGATCACGAAGGGGCGCGCCTGTTCGCTCGCGCCGCCGCCGCCGCCGGCCGTGAAGCCCGCCGCCTGCTGCGGACCTGTGTCGAGCAGCCCCCACGGATTGTCGGCCAGCCGCGCGTGGTCGGTCGGCGAGAGCGCGGTGCCGAAGATGTAGACCAGCACCGTCGTCTGCTGCCCATGAAAGGCCGCCCCTTGCGGCACGTTATACGTCGCCAAGCAGTGGGTCGTGTCGTAGGTGATCCCGCTGATGCCGCTCCCGGAGACAATCTCGCGCCCGTTTTTGTAGCCGCGCACGCTCCCGGTGCCGAACGTCGCCCCGAACGCGAGCGGGCGATCGTAATCGGCCGACACGAAGGCGTTGCTCGCAGTGAGGTTGCCGAACGTCCCGGCGTTGTTGTAGGCGACCCACAGGTCGGTGCTGTTGGGGCGGTGCAGGCCGTAGCTGATGTACGGCGCGTTGTTCGAGGCGTTGTGGTAATGCGCGACGAGCGGCGGGTTGGTGGCGCCGCCGCTACTGGCGACCGTCCCGTACCAGAACAGGCTCACGTTTTCGCTGCGCGAGAACCGCGGCGAGAGCGCCGAACTCAGGATCTCGGCCGAGCCGTACCAGCCGGGGCCGGCCGCCGAGAGGCGCGAGGCCCCCGGCGAATTGGTGCGAAAGCGATCCTGGCCGGACCACAGATCGACCGCCGCGAGCCCCGACGACGCCCCGGCGGCGGCCGTGAACGCCCACGCCCCGATCACCCGGTCGGTGAGCGGATGGCGCGTGGTGAGGCGCGGCTGGGCGGGGGGCGAGAACCGTTGCACAGGCCTAGGCTACCGTGTTGGTGATGCCGCGCCACTTCACCGTGTTGCCGCTCGCCGCGAGCGCCGCCCCGGAGTGATTCATCAGCACGATCCCCCAATAGGGCGGGAGCACGCCGCCAAACGCGGCGGCCACGGACAGGGGCGAGCTTTCGGCCACTTCGTCCTGCGTGGTGTAGGGGATGAAGCCGAGCGACCGGAGGTTCTGCGCCGTGGTCGTGACGTCGAGCAGGGTGATCGTCCCCTGGGAGCCGGACGCCGGGTTGTTGTAGGTGCCCGACTCGAGGCCGCCGTAGGCCAACACGTAGACGCCCTTGCTGTTCGCCGGCGCGGTGTTGGCGAAGTCGAGCACGATCTGTACGACGGCATCGAGGTAGAGGTCGCTCGTATTGTCGACCACGGCACTCTGCCAGCCTGCCGTGGCGCTCGAGGCGAGGCTGTGCAGGTTGGTCACCGTCATCGTGGTGACCGACCCGTAGGCGAGCTTCACGGTTGCCATCTGCGGAACCCTCCACATCGGCAACCGCGCCGGCCGCTAGGTTGCCTGAATGGTCAACTGCACTGTCAGGCGCGTGATCGTGGACGCGCTGTCGACGTTGAAGCCGAGAATATCGCCTGCGCTGACCGCGGTTGTCCAGCCCGTGAGCGTCGTATCCTGGCTCTTCACCGTACTTGAAATCGTCGGCTTCGCGCTCGCCGTGATGGTATCGGCCACCGTTGGCGGGTAGTTCGCGTAGGTGTCTTTCCACACATCCACGACCGCGGACCCGCTCTGGTCGGCGAACATCCGCACGGCGGTAATCGTGCCGGCGAACGGCACCTCGAGAAAGCCCTTGGTGCCCGTCGTGATCGCCGAGCCGCCGCCGTCGATCGTGATGCCGACCGACCCGATGCGCGTGGCGCCGGCGGGCACGCTCCACCCGCCCGTGCCGTTCATGTACTGCGTGGCGACGTTGGAGAGCTTCGGCAGCAAGCCGTGCGCGCTCGTCGAGGCGTTCAGGTCGGTGTTGTCATCGGGCGCGGCGAGGTCATCGAGCTTGATCGCATCGCCGCCGCCGCTCTGGTGCGAGGTCGCGTGCGCGCTCGGCGTGGACGACGGCGCCGCCCAGTTGCCCTGCCCGTTCAGGAAGTGCGTGCTGTCGTTGTCCAGCTTTTTGAGCAGCCCGTGCGCGCTCGTCGAGGCGTTCAGGTCGGTATTGTCATCGGGCGCGGCGAGGTCATCGAGCTTCAGCGCATCGGCGCCGCCGCTCGCGTGGCGCGTGGCGTGGACGAGCGGCGCGTAGCGCGCGTCGGCCTGCGCTTCGGTGATGCCGACGGCCGCCGGCGTCGAGGCGCCCGTTTGCAGCGAGATGTTATCCAGGTAGAACCCGATCGAGCCGCCGAAGTCTTCGAACTGCACCTGGTTGACGGTCGTGCCCGCCGGAATCGCAAAGGCGCTGATCGGGATCGCGACCTGCTGGTAGGCGGCCGTCACCGTGGAGTCAAACCCGAAGGTGCCCGTGCGGCGAATCTGCACGCCGGCGCCGACCAGCACGCCGCTCGCGCGGAACGACACGAGCAGCCCGCGGCCAGAGGTCCACGCGGCCTTGCTCCGAAGAAAGCACATGAGATGGTCGTAGTCGTTCGGGTCGATCGCGCCCGACCCCTTGGTGCCGCGCGCGTAGACGCCGGCGACGACCGCGGTGCCCTCGATCGTGGTCGCGCCGGTGTGCGGGTTGGTCGTCGAGCTCACGACGATCGACCCGCCGCTGGCGCTCCACACCCACTCGGTCGGGTCGCCGGCGTTCTCGGCGTAGAGCGTCAGCGTCGTGGCGCCGTCGGGCTCGGTCGCGCCGGCCGGGACCGAGACGAGCGCGAGCTTGACGTAGGCGGCCGGGTCGGTCGTCGGCTCGCTCGCGGCGGCCGCGGCGGTGCCGGTGATCTTCTGCACGTCACCGCCCGTGTCGAGCGCAATCACGTCGAGCCGCGGGTGCGTGCCGTCGGCGGCGTCGAGCGTGATCGTCTGTTCGGTGCTGGTGTAGACGACGCCGTCGATCCGATAGGTCGCGGCACTCACGCGGAACGTGAGGCCGCTCTCCCACGTCACCTGGCCGCCGTCGACCACGTAGGTGTTGAAGGTGGAGCCGGCCGCCGGCGGCAGCGCCGGTTCGCCGTTGACCGGGGTCCACGTCGCCGCCCCAGGCGTCCAGACGTAGGTGTTGCCGGTGTCCGTCTCCTGCCACACGTAGAGCGGGTCGGGGCCAGAGGCTGGCGTCGGCGGATTCGGCGTGAAGGCGAGGCGTTCGGCGGCGGTGCCGCTACTGAGATACCGATTGAGGGTGACGTCGCTCATGGTGCAGGGGAGTCCTTAGAGAGAAACAAAGATCGGATGCCCGTCGCCGTCGCTGACGAACACGAGCGGCTCCTCGCCGGTGGAGAGCGGGACGAGCGACGAGCCGGTCGCGGCCGCGCGCAGCTCGCCGTCGACCACTTCCACGTTGGCGCCGATTCGGCCCCAGTACGGCTGGCCGCCCTCATCGCTCAGGAGCACGGCGCGCGGCCGGCGCGGGCCGCGGAGGGGGAGGAAGGCGTTACTCTTCATCGAACCCCTCGCGGTCGTAGCCGAAGAACATCGCTTGCAGGACGTTGACGTCGAGCTCGCCCTCGAGCCACGCCAGGTAGGCGCGGCGCGCGCGGAGCACGGCGCCCGTCGGCATGTGCAGGTAGGCGCCGCCCACCGAGCCCACGGCGGCCGCCGCTTCGCCGGCGATCGCGGCGTAGTCCTCGTCGGTCCACGCGCGCCCGATCCGCCGGCCCGTGTCGGCGATCGTCGCGGCCGGTCGCATCCCTGGCGGGCCTTCGTAGCCGTAGCCGCTCGCCGTCGCCTGCGCGACGTCGCGCACGAGGAAGGTGGTGCCGGCGATCGCCAGGCCGATCTCCACCAGGAACCGATCGAAGTCGTCGTCGTCGCCGAAGTCGCCGCGCGACACTTCGCGCGCCAGCGTGATGATGGCGGGGCCGACCAGGAACAGGAACGCGAACTCCGCGGCGAGCTCGCCGCTGGCCTTCAGGCGCGAGCCGCCCTTGCCGACGTCGCGCTTGGCCTTGTGCATCTGCTCGGTCCACAGGTTGTAGGTGGCGAGCATCGGCCCGAAGAACGTCGTGAACAGTTTCTGGAACGTCGAGCCCCGGAGCACTTCCGCCTGGTAGGCCGACTCGCCAGAGGCCTGCGTGTCGCGCACGACCTGGTTGCCGATCGCGATCGCCGTCTCGCGGTCCTTGCCGGCGCGCAGCGCCTGGTCGCGTGCAGCCGTGTAGGCCACGGCGTCGACGACCGACTGCATGCCGGTAATCATCGAGAAGAACGACCGCTGGAGGGCCGCGTAGGTGGCCCGGTCGCGGAAGACCTTCCGCACGATCGCGTCGGCGTGGTTCTCGAACTGATTGCGGTTCAGGCCCACGCGCTGCGTGAACTCGTGAATCTCGCGATTGATGGTCTGGGGCCGCGTCTTGAGGAACGACGATTCGGCGCGGATCGCGCGCAGCGTCGTGCCGCCGCGTGAGAGGTCGCCCGCGATCCGCAGCGCCGCGGCCACGGTCGGCACGACGCCGACGCGCGCCATCACGTTGCCCAGGCCGGCGAGCTGCAAGAGCGGCGTGACGAAGTTCCAGCCCAGGCCGACGACCTGGCTCCCGCGGCGCATCCGGTCGACGAACCCGGAAATGTCGCGGTACTCCTCCTGCTGGCCGACGGCGATAAAGCGGAGCGCCCGTTTGATCGTGTCGTAGGTCTTGTCGCCGTGGACGTTCACGATCGCCTGCGCGAGCTCGCCGCGCGGGTTGAGAATCCGGCCGACGTCGATGATCGCTTCGTGCATGGCGATCGCGTGGATGACGTCGTTCAGGTGTTCGGCAATCACGCCGAAGTCGAGCCGCACCGCGCGCGACACGTTGCCCTCGGCGCGCTGCTTCTCATGGCCGCGGCGCACCGTCGTTGCCATGTACGCGGTGTTCTGGTGGAGCAACCCGACGCCGGCCTCTTCATGCGCGGCGGCGAGCACGTCGTACTGGTGCTCGAACTTGATGGGGAAGTAGCCGCCGCGCAGCGTGCGGGGCGTCCCAATGCCGTTCGCCGCCTTGCCGACCTCCACGGTGAACGGTTCGGCCTCGACCTTCTCGGCCGCGACCCCACTGATCCGTTTCATCTTCTCCGCGGTCGCCGGCCAATAGCTGTCGATGTGCTCCCAGACGCCCTCGACCCAATTCCAGTCCCGGTCGTCGAGCGACTCGATGATCGCCGTCTGCGTGGCCTCGCTCCAGCCGTAGCCGTCGCGCATCCGCTGCTTGTTCGTGCTGTTGCCGTAGTTCAACGCGACCATGAGCCGCGCCATCTTCGACAGGCGCAGCCCGGTGCCTGGCACGAGCTCGGCCCGGTCCATCGCCAGTTGCTCGCTGTTGCTGTAGTGCGTGCCCAGGTGGTCGACAAAGAACTTCGTCGCGACCCCCATCAACTCGGCCTTCTGCTCGAGCGCCTCGTTCAGCGGCCGCATGAGGAACTGCCACAGCGGCCCGTGCTGATAGCCGTCCATCTCGAAGATGAGCGACGAGAGCGTGCGGTGGTCGAGCACCCAGCCCTTGCGCTTCCGCTTCCCCTGCTCGGCGGGGAGCCGTACTTCGATCGGGCGCGTCTTCGGTAGTGGCCCGACCTGCTCGACGTGCGTGGCGAGGTCGCCCTGAATCGCCTCGAGCTCGCGCTGGGCCTGCGCGGTGAGCAGCTTGTCCTTCAGCCGCCCCAGGTGGAGCAGCATCTGGATGCCGTCGGCCACACCGGCGAGCTCCTCGACGGTGAGCTCGCGCCAGTTGACGCGGCGCGCGTCGTCCTTCACGTCGTCGGGGATGTGCTCGGTGGGCACGCCCTGCGCCTCGAGCTCGGCGAGGTACGCGCGCAGGGTCTTCCGCCGATCGAGCGCCTTGTTCGAGACGGGCCGGAACTCGTACCGCTCGAGGATCTGGTCGATCTGGTCGAGCACGCCGGCCTTGCCCATGCGGCCGCGCAGCTTCGTCGACGAATCGAGTTGCCGCATCTGCCGCTCGATGCGCTCGCCGACGGCGACGGCCTCCTGCGCCGCGCGCGCGAGCTCGAGCGCGAAGAGCTCGCGCCGCTTCGCCTCGATCGCCGTGCTGCGGTCGTTGCGGCCCCAGGCCTCGAAGGCCTGCTGACTGGCGCGCGCCGCGGCCGCGCGGTACTGGCCGGGATGCAGGTCGCGCACGCGCGTCTTCGCGACGGCCTGCTGCGCCGCCAGGCGCACGACCCGCGGGTTGGGAATCGCCGCGGCCGCCATGCCCTTGGTGAGCATGGCGAGCTCGGCGGAAATGACCTTGCGCCGCTGGTCGGTCACCGCGGCTTTCGCGGCCTCGGCCAACGACATCTTGTCGAGCATCTGCTCGCCGTGCCGCTCGAGCATCCGCTTGTCCGTCTCCGCGGCGACGACGGCGTTGAGCGCCGGCGTTACGGCGAGCGCCTCGAGCAACGTCTCCGCGTCGGGGAAGCCAGTGAGCGTAGCGACGATGGCCGGGTCGCTGCCGCCGGCGCGCGTGTAGAGATACGGCCGCGGCAGGCGGTCGAGCATCTCGCGCCCGAACTGCTGGACGATCGCGTCCTTCGAGAGCTTGATGGGTGTGCCGTCAGCAAACGACGGATCGGAGCCATCGGGCATCTTGCCCGTCCGAATGACCGACTGCGCGACAAAGGCCGGCTGCGCATTGAACTCGCCGCGCACCTCGCGCTCGACCACGTCGCGTTTGGCTTTCCAGTCGGCCGTCTGCGTCTTGCGCCAATCGGCCATGACGACCGCGTTAAGCGCCGCGCGCGCTTCCTCGGAGGCCTGGCGCATCGCGGCTTCGTGCGCCGCGAACTCGAGCTCGCTGACGCCGGCCGTGGCCGCGTTCGAGAAGAGCGGCGTGAACGACCGCTCGCGCTCGGCGGCCGCGATCGCCTGCTCGCTCGCGAACAACCGATCCATGACGCCGCGCACGTCCTCGGGCACCTCGATGCCGCGGCCCGTGAGCGTGCGGTAGACGGCAATCAACCAACCGCGGAATTTTGAGAACAGCGGCTGAAGCTCGGGCGTCGGTGCTTTACCCTGGTGCAGGTACTCGACGAACGCCTCGGCCCACGCTTCGTGCATCCGGCGCGCGTCGTCAGTCACCTCGAGCGCGCGGAACTCCTCGAGCGTGCCCGTGAATCCAATGAAGGCGAGCGCCGTCGCCGCGTCGGCGCGGAGCGCGTGGCCCTCGGGCACGGACACCGCATCCTCGACGAGCTCCTCGAGGAACAGGTGCGCGCTCTCATGCAGGAACGTGGAGAGGTTCGCCTGGCCGGCGATCAACCGGATCGTGCGCGAGTACTTGCTGAAGCCGCCGCGGAGAATGCCCTCGTTGGTGTCGGCGTGAGAGAACTCGTCGGTGCCACGCTCACTCTTTGCCGGCCGCACCAGCGAGCCCGCGATCGCGCCGTCGTAGTAGCGTGCCGTGCCGTTCTTAATGAACCCGTGGCGAGCGTAGAAGCGCGCGAGCGCGCCTTTCTTGCGCGGCGCCGGCGCCGCGTCGAGCGACACCGCCAGGTTGTGCGCGTCGGCCCACGCGAGCAACTGCTCGAGCATGGCGCTGCCGACGCCGTCGTTCTGGCGTGACTGCGGCACCGCGATCGCATCGAGCGACAGGTCGCCGCCCTGGCTGATGTGCGCGTCGAGGAAGACGCCAGGCGCGCCGGCGCCGTCGCGGATCTGCTGCGTGAGGGCGTCGAGCTCCTCGTTGAGCGCGTCGCGCTCGGCACCCGTCGGCCACGCGCGTGGCGCGCGCTCGCGCTGTTCGAACTCGCCACGGCGTGCGTTGAACGCGCGGATTGCTTCGACTAAACTGTGGATCGGTTCTGCGAATCGCGACGGGGGCCGCTGCAGCGTACCCTCTCGCTTCCCGACATCGGGGGGCGCAGATCCTGAGACGGACTCGCGCGGGCTGGGTGATGCCAGATCGGCGTCTGCAGGCACTGATGCGGCGTCATCCCGAACGGCCGCGGAGCCCGTCCTCTCGACCTCGATCGCCTCGATCCCGGACACGCGATCCGTTAGACTCTGGAGTGGCCCTGCGGACCAGGACGGGGTACGGCCTTCGTCGGCGCCGACCGTGGCCCGCACCTCTCCTATCTCGGACGCAGGGCTGGCCTGCTCCACCTCGATCGATTCGATCGCGTACAAGCGATCGCCCAACTCCGGCCGTTGGCCTGGCCCGACTTCCTTGGCTGTGATCTTCACCAACCGCACGCTGCCGTCGGGCACGCGCAGCGGCGCATAGAACCGGTGGTACGCGACGATGGTGTTGTCGACGGCGTCGCGGGGCGCTTCTGACTCGGTCTGGTTCCACAGCGCACGCTCAAACAACTGGTCGACGTTGGCGACGGCGAGGAAATGATCCTCGGGTGAGGACGACTCGGCGACAGAGTCCCGGTCATCGAGCATCTTGTTGATGCCGTCGCGCGTGAGTGTGCCTCGGCGCCCGGAAGCGGCATTGACAAGCGGCTTGCCCTGCAGCGCCCGGGCGGCCGCGCGCGCGTCGTCTTTGGTGAGCGCGGCCCGCCGGGGTCGCTCGGCGAGGTTCCAGTCGCGCTGTTCGAACTCGCCGCGCTTGGCGCGCGCGCGAGCCTTGGCGGCCTTTAGCTTTTCGCGCGCGGCGTTCTGTTGCGCGCGCTTCCGCGCCGCGGCGCCGTCGCGTCGGCGCTGCCGGACGGCGTCGAGCCGGCGGGCGCTGCGGAGGAGCGCCGGCGTGACACGATGCGGGCCACGCGATCCCGTTCCGCCTGCTGCCGCGCGATCAGAATCGCGTCGGCGTCGGCGAGCATCTGATCGCGCAAACGTGCGGAGTTCTTCGCCATAGCCTGCAGCCTCCAGCAACGAGCGGACATCCGCGTCCGCGGTGAACAAAGTTGCGAAATCCGGCGCGCCGGCGATCGCCTGGTCGGTCAGTTTGCCCGATTTCAGGAACGCTTCGGCGCTGACGCCCTCGGTCTCCGAGAGCTCATACAAAGTCTTTGCCCAGGACCACACCGTCTCCTGCACGTTGGCCGCAGTCCACGGCTCGCCGGTCCGGCGCGTGAGCGTCTTCGCGACACGGCGCACCTTCGCACTGAACGCGAGATAGCCGGGTGTCTTCCCAGGGTCGGTACCGGCGACGTTGCGCGCGCCGCTGCCGAGCACGCCTTCCTCGAGCGCGGCGAACGTGACCATCCACGAATCGGTCGTGACTTCGTGGACGTAGCCCCACAGGTTCATGGCGAAGCTGTGAACTTTCGGTCCAGAGAGCACGATGCGGAGCGGGTCCTCGGTGGCGAGCGCGGTGACCGCGTTGTTGCGCCACGAGTCCAGCACGGAGGCCTCGTCGCGTTGGCCCGACACGCTGCGCGCTAGGAGCGCGAGGATCGCCTCGCGGTCGGTGGGACGCCCGGCCTCGAGCCAGTGCTTCCACATGCGGAGCGTGTTCGCGAGGTTGGTGTCGACCTCGGTGCGCGGCGAGAGCGCCGCGAGGAGCGCCGAGAAGCGCACGCTGTCGACCATCCCGAACATGGCGCGGATCGCGGTGGTCGATCGCGCGTACCAGCCTTTCTTGGCGCGGCCGGCGACCGCGACTGCTTCCCAATCGGCGTCACGCGGAATCTCGAGGAACGTGTCGACAAGTGCCTGCGCGGTATCGGCGCGGAGCTTGGTCTGCTCGGCGGGCGTCAGGTGCGGCGCGAGGACGTCGAACCCGTCTGGCGTGTTGCGCTCGTCGGGTTGGAAGAATTCGTTGTCGTTGTCGCGCTGCTCGAGCTCGTCAACGTTGAACGAATCGTCGGCGCCCTCGGGAATGTTTCCTTCAGACTCGTCGATGTTTCCTTCAGACTCGCGCAGGGACGGGTCGGCGAGCCACAAGCCGTGTTCCCACCACTTCTCGCTGGTGTCGATGTCGAGCTCGTCGCGGAGCTCCTGCGTGCCGGGGAGCTCGTCGTCGACGCTGGTGCCGCCGGCGGTGTGCGGCCGGCTCGCGACGTTGACGGCCTCGACCAGTGTGTTGAGGTCGTCCTCGAGCCAGGCGTAGCCGCCCTCCTGCATCAGCGAGCGGGTCAGGTCGTCCCAGGTGCGGCCGTCGTCCCGCACGACGCTCTTCACGCCGTTGACGTCGTAGTGGTGCACGCCGCGCACGGTGCGCGGGGGGATGCCGTCGATCAGGTCGCCGGCCTGGTCGGTGCGAATGCCGCCGGCGTCGGCGATCGCCGAGAGCAGCACGCGCGGGTCGTCTTCCGCTTCGCGGCGCGCGGCAATGTCCTCGGCGCGGACGCGCATCCGCTCGGCGACCTCGCGCGCGAGCAGGGCGCCGTCGACGTCGGGGTCGAGCGCCTGCGCGGCGTCGACGATGTGCTTGGCGATCGCGGCGGTGTGGGCCGTCTCGCGTGTCTGACGCCCCTCGCGCGTCTCGCCCTCGACGCCGCGCGACGGGGGAATGTCGGCGGCACGCGCGGCGGCCGGCGGCCCACCCACGCGCGTGACGATCGGGCGGCCTTGGCGATCGGTGTACGAGAACGTGAACGGCTGCGCGCGATAGAGCTCGAGCGGGTCGACGCCGCGGGCCTGCGCGCGGTGCACCTCGCGCGTGGCGATGTAGGTCGCCAGGGTCTTGGCGATCTGCGGCGACTCGCCGGCGCTGACAATCTTCTCGAGCACGTCGGCGGCGATCTGGACGGCGGGCGCATCGGCCTCGCTCGCGGTCGTGCCCTGGTCGACGAGCGCCTCGAGCTCGCGCTCGAGGGTCGCGACCTCGGCCTTCGACTCCCGCACGTTCTGCTGTTCTGGAGACAGGCGGAACTCGTTCTGGAAAAACTGGAAGTGTTTGCCCTCGGCGGCGCCGGCAATCTTGGTGACGAAGGTGGCGAAGGGCACCGCCAGGTTCGGCAGTTCCTGCTGCTGCGCCTCGGCGAGCGCCGTGGGGTTGCCGGTGAGCTCGGCGGCGACGACGTCGGGCTGGAGCCCTTCGTTCTGCCAGTACTCGGTGAACGTCTCGATCGGCAGGTAGATGGTGTCGACGCCGTTGGCGGCGCCGGCCTGCGAGAGAATCTCGCCGGCGGCCTGCTCCGAGCGTTGCGCGGTCTTGCTCTGCGCGACCGACGCGGCCAGCGTCTGCATGGCCTGCTGGCGCTGCTCGGCGATCGCGACGAGGCGTTCGTGGGCGCGGTGGCCCACGGTGGCGTGGATGCCGCCGGCGACGGTGCCGCCGACGAGCCCACCGAGCAGGCCTTCCTCGAGCATGTCGAGCGCGGTCTGCTTGGCATCGAACGCTTTGCCGGTCGTCGCGGTGGTGGTGACGTCGGCGATCGCTTTCTGGAGCGCCTCGGTGATCGCTTCCGAGCGCATCTCCTTGACGCCCTCTTTGAGCGTGCCGGTGAGCCAGGTCGATCGCACCGGCTGCACGAGCGCCTTCGCGACGACGCGCTCGGCGACCTGGTGGCCCAGCAGGCTCGAGAGCCGCTTGCCGATGCCGAAGGGCACCTTGGTGTCGAGCGCGGCGATCGCCGAGCCGCCCAGGAACGCGCCCAGGCCAATCTCGGCCTCCGGGTCGACCTCGCGAATGTCGGACACGACCTCGCCGTAGCCGAGCGCGAATCCGGGGATCGCGCCGATGAGGGCGCCGAGCACCGCACCGGGCACGTTGCCGATCGCGGCGCCGGCCGCGGCGCCGGCGATCGCGCCGCCCCACGAGATGCCGATCTGGGGCGCCTGGGAGACGAGGCCTTCGGTGGCCCACTTCGCGATCGCGTGGGCGTCGGTCACCTCGCCCTTGGTGAGCGAGAGCCGCGGCCCGTAGCCGGCCGCTTCCTGGAGGTTCCGTAAGCGGACCTCGCGCCCGTAGTCCTCGAGCCCCTCGGCCCCGAACCACGACCCGAACCCTTCGACGCTCGCGCCGGTCAGCGCCTGGACCTGGTCCCACGACTGGCGCAGCGTGCCCAGGATCTGAATCGACTGCTCGGCCTGCACGAGCGACGGCAGGTCATCGGCCGCCAGGGCCGCGGCATCGCCGTTGGCGCGCAGCCAGCGGTACACCTCGGGCGCGCGCCGGCGCACCGTCTCGACGTCGTAGCTCTCGCCGCGATCGCGTTTGTCGAGCGCGTCGAAGTTCTGCGTGATGTAGGGCACCGGGATGCCCGTCTTGCGATTGAGCTCGAGCACGCGCGCGGCGCGGTCGGGCGCCTGCGTCGTCAGGTGCTGACCGAGCGGATCGGGCGCCGGCTGGCCCAGCACGGGCTCTTCGAACAGGCGTTCGCGCGCGGGCGGGGGCACCGCCGCCGGCGTGTCCGGTGTCGTCATCGGCGAGCTCGGCGCCGGCACCGGGTCGTCGAACAGTCGGGGGCGTGCTTGGCCCGCCACTAGCGCCTCCGTCCGGTGAGCAGGACGTTCTGGATCTCCTCGGCCGGCGCTTTCATCTCGCGCAGCGCGTAGGCGAACTCGATGCGGTCGCGGTACTGCTCGAAGATGGCGGCGTCACTGCCGCGGATCGGCCGGTTCATTTCGTCGCGGCCGTAGGTGCGGAGCATCGCCGGCAGGCCGGCGAGCTCGAGCTCGTCGTACCGCTGGCGAATCACGGCCAGGGGCACACGCGCGCGGTTGGCCTCGGTGCTGTTCGGGTCAATGTCGAGTGCCGGCCGCTCCTCGGGATTGAAGAGGAAGCTGCCCCACTGACTGCCGACCATGACCGTGGTCGTCAGGACCTGGCGCACGATCTCGCGCTTGCGCTCGACGGGCAGCGTGATGTTGCCCTTGGCGCGCTGCTCGGCGTCGATGAGCGCCTGCGCCGCGGCGTCGACGCGGCCGAAGAACGCCTGCCGCGGCGGGCTCCACGAGGTGCGCGTGCCGCGCAGCGCCCAGCCCTGGTTCTGTTCGCCGAACACCGCCTTGACCAGGTCTTCAGGGAGCGTGACCGCGGCGGGCGTACCGTCGGGATTGTTCTGCGCGTTGTACGCGGTACGCAGTCGGTTCTGGAGCTCGGTGGACGGGGCGAGCGAGGCCTGGTCGCGCAGATGGTCCTGGAACGATTGCCCTTTCAGCCGCGCGGGATCCGAGAGCCGCGCGTAATCGGCATAGAGCACCTGGTCGGCGAGCGCGATCGACCGCTGCCGGTTCTGCCAGTCGCGATCGAGCCGCCGCTCGCGATCGGCGTCAACCTTCGCATCGGCGGCCTGCGCGTCGTCCCACACCTGGTTCCGCATCGGCTGGGAGAGCTCGGCCCACTCGGGCATCTTCATCACGTCGCCGGTGCGCTTGCCGGCAATGATGCCGTCGTAGAGCGGCTGCATGAACCGCTGCTGGCGCGCGGTGACGCCGTCGTCCCAGGCTTGCATCCGCGCGTGCAGGTCGACGAGCGCCGCCTTCAAGACGTCGGTATCGGTGGTGCGGCGACGGAGGTCGTTCTCGAGCTTGTCGCGTTCGACGGTGTCGGTGTCTTTCTTGGGGCCGATGGTCGCCCACGTTTCGCCGGCGAGCGTCATCGCGACCGCATCGGTCGTCCGCACGCGGAGCAGGTCGTCAATGTCGTTGACCAGGTCGGCATCGGTGACCTGGTCGCGCACGCTCTGCCAGTAGGCGTTCGCTTCGCCGTGCTGGCGCGCGACGAGCATCCCTTTGACCGCGGCGGCGTAGATCGCCTCGGCGCGCTTCGCCTTCTCGTCTTTCAGCAGGTCGCCCGTCAGCCCGAAGCGCGGCCCGTGCTTGTCGAGAATCTCGAGGGTGGTCTTGACCTCGTCGGCGATCACCTGGCGGCCGAGCGGGCCGCTGGGCGCGTGCAGGGCGGCGCGGTCCTTCGACCGCTCGAGCGCCGCGAGCATCGTGGCCTGCTCGTACTTGGTGAGCTCGTTGCTCGCGTGGGTGGTCGCGCGGTTGAAGATGTCCTGCCGCACGCGGGTCCACGTCGCCGAGAACCACTCGCGCTGCGCGGGGGTCTGCGCGCCTTTCGCGAGCTCGTTCGCCTGGAGGTCGGCGTCCTCCATCGCGCGTTGCAGGTTCTCGTGCGGCGCCTTGCCCGTCTGATTCAGGATCCCTTTGACGCCCGTCTCTTTCCCGTCGGGGCCGATCGGCCCGCGGTCCTCGGAGGTGAGCACCTGGTTCGAGAGGTCGTACAGGCGCGCGGTCGTCTCCGTCTCGAAAATCTGCTGACGCCGGCGCACCGCTTCGTCGAGCTTCGCCTCGCCGAGCCGCGCGGCGGCCTGCCCGACCTGGTCGAGCGCCGCGCTCCACGCGCGGGCGCCGGCCGTCGTGTCCATCGGCGACAGACCCACATTGGGGAGCGGCGTCGGGTCTACCTGTGGCTGGCCGTACTTCGGAACTTGTGGCATGGGAGCGTTACCAATTCACCGTGTAGCGGGGCGTGCTGGGGGTGGGGGTCGAGGGCTTGCCCCAGCCGTACTTGTCGGCCAATAACCCGGTGCCCGTCATCAGGGTTCCTGCGGTCTGGACGTAGGCGGCATTGCCGGCGGCGTTGCCGTTCTGGCGCGCGTTGCGTGCGGAGAGCCGGCGGTCGACGGCCTCGACCCGGTAGCCCCAGGCCTCGCGCTCGGCGTTGGCGGTGATCTGTTGCGCGTCGAGCTCGCCGAGCAGGGCGGCGTCGGCCTGCACGTCGACGGCCGAGCCGACGTCGACGGCGACGTTCTGGGCCGCGAACCCGGCGCGCGCCGTGCCGATCACCTGGCGCGTGACCGCGCGCTGCTTGCCGGCGGCGTCGACGCCGCGCTGGAGCGCATCGGCCGCCTGGAGGTCGGCGATCTCGGCGTTGTACTCGAGGCGTTCGGCCTCGGCCGTGCCGGCGCGCTTGGCGGCGCGGCCGGCCAGGATGCCGCCGACGGCCTGCATGCCCAGGCCGGCGCCCAACAGAATCAGTGGTAGCACCGTGCTAACTCCCGTTCTCGAAGACCGGCAGCACGGCGTTGATGGCGAGCGGCGTCGGTCGGGTCAGTCGAATGAAGACGCGGCCGCCAGGGGTGAAGGCCGACGTGATGGTGATCTCCTCGAGGCCGTCGACGACCGTCGACGTGTCCCAGGTTTCCGCGCGGTGCGCGAGCAGTGAGTCCTCGTCCTTGCCCACCTGAAAGCCGCGGCGGCTGTCCTCGAGCAGGAACGCGACCGTCTGCACCCGCTTGCGCTTGCCGCGCAGGTCGGTGCCGTTGGCGTCGAGGTCGAGCAGCTCGGCGTCGGCGACAATCTCGAGGCCGACGTGCGCGGTCGTCGCCGCCGTCGTCAGCGTGATGGCGCCGCCGCTGACCGTGAACGGCCCCTGGTAGGTCGTGCCGTTCGTCCAGGCGTAGACCGTCTCGCCCTCGAGGTGGTCGAGCCCGGTGATCGCCGTCGTGCTCGCGCCCTCGTAGGTGATCGACGCATCGAGGTGGATCGCGTCGACGTGGTCGGTGTACTGGCGCGAGGTGAAGCGTTCGATCGTGACCTGGTCGTTGCCGTCGATCTGCCGGCGCACGACGACGTAGACCGCGTCCTCGTTGCCCTCGGGAATCGAGACGACCTGCTCGAAGGCGCCGCTCGCGCCGGTGTCGTGCTGGTGCCAGCCCCAGGTGTCGTCCTCGGGGATGTAGGTGCATCCGAGCAGCACGCCGTCGTCGCGGACGGCCCAGATGATCGAGTACGGCTCGTGCGCGTAGGCGAGGTCGACGAGCGTGTGCCCCGTGAAGAGATGCCCCGCGAGGAACGTCAGGTCGCGTGACCCCATGCCCTCGTAGCCGCTCACCTCGCGCTGGTACATCAGGTCGCGCACCCGCGTGGCGCGCGCCTGGATGTAGATCACGCGGTCGCCGACGACGACCGGCTGCACGAAGCTCGCGCCGAGATAGCCCTTCTGGTCGGTGTTGATGCGCGTCGGGATGATGGCGCCGTCGCTGTCGCCGTAGGCGAGCCAGATGCCGGTGTCGGTGAAGAGGATGAGTCGATCGAGGCCGACCAGGTGCATGACCGGCTGGCAGAACTGCGAGGCGATCCGAAAGGTGACCGCGTCGTCGTCCTGCAACGGCGAGCGGATCGAGAAGTTGCTGGGGAACCCGGTGCGCGAGCCGTAGACGATGTCCCTGGCGTTGTGTGTGCCGCCGAACCAGCGGCGCTGCTGATAGGTGCAGGCGACCGCGGGGTAGGCGTTGGCCTCGTTGAACAGCACGCGGGCCTGGGGCGGCCCGTGGAAGTAGTCGGGCGCCAGGCCCGTGTCGTTGAAGCTGGTCGTCGTGGTGCGGCCGATGAACCCGAAGACGCCGTTGTCGGCGGCGTCCATGTACACCTTGTATTCCTGGGCGCCGTCGACCGCGCCCCACGTCAGCGCGATGGGCGCCTCGGGGGTCGGCGCGATCGTGTTCTCGCACCGCAGCACCGCGGTGTAGATGGACTCGTCGGGCGGCGTGTCCGACGACACCGACGTCACGACGTAGCCGCGGTAGCCCTCGCCGGCCGTCGAGCCGCTCGCGCCGAGCGTGCCCTCGGGAATGCCGATGCTCGGCTCGGTCGTGACCGTCTCGAGCGTCCAGGCCGTGTCGGTGAAGCCGTAGGTGAGCTCGAGCGGCGCTTCCTCGAGGTGCGTGATGGTGACGGTCAGGCCGGACTGCGACCAGCCCGCGGCGGCCGGGTCCATGAAGCGGCCCTCGACCCAGGTGTGCGCGAGCTCGAACGGCTCGTCGCCGTCCATGACGAGCGCGCCGTCCTTATAGAACCGGAAGTAGAACTCGCCGGCCTCAATCACGTACGACGCATCGGCCGCGGGGAAGACGAAGGGGAACAGGAACGCGCGCCCGTCGCTCACCTTGGCGGTGCCGCAATAGGTCGTGCCGGGGCGGTTGACGATCCCGCCCTGGCGGCGCACCAGGAAGTTCCGACAGGTGGCGAGGCCGGCGTGATAGAGCGCGAGGTCCGCGCGCGCGGTGACGCTCGGCGCGAGCTCGCCCTGCGCGAACGCGCGCTGGATGGTCTGCGACTGTGCGCCCCACATGGCCTAGCGCACCTCGAGCCATTCGCAGTCGCCGGGGCGCTCCTGCTGCTGCTCGTCCATGTGGACCGCCGCGGCGATCCGCAGCGTGCCGGCAAAGGCGTTGAGGCAATCGGCCGCGGTCAGCTTGTTGCGCGAGAGCGACGGCGCGAAGGCGGCCGCCAGCCGCCAGGTGAACGCATCGAGGAACAGGTCGTCAGCCCACAGGTTCGAGCAGTCGAGCGTCGTGTACTCGAGGAACGCGGCCTGACGGTCGGTGTAGACCAGTTGCCCGTTGACGTCGCGCCCACTGCGGAAGGGAATCGGTTCGCGCGCGTGCTTGCGGCCCGTGCCCTCATCGACCAGGCGGCGCAGGCGCAGGCAGTCATCCGGCCAGCGGTAGGCGTAGGTCCAGTCGCCGCCGGTGCGCGCGTCGGTCGGCACCTCGGTGTCGGCGTCGTCGGCCGCGGCCCAGTACGTGGTGTTCGGCGGCTCCTGGTTCGTCGAGCTCGCGACGGCGTAGTAGAGGGCGCCGTCGTGCTGCACGACGTCGGCCTCGTCGTAGGTCGCGTCGGGGTCCCAGGCCTGCACGTAGTCGGCCCAGTCGTCGTCCCACACCGGGCCGGCGACGAGCGTCAGCGACACGTAGGCCGTGGCAAAGGGCCAGTTCCACGCGCGGAGCGTCGCGCGCAGGAGATGGTCGTATTGCGCGCCCGCGGTGTAGGCCTCGCGGGTCGCTTCATCGAGCGCAGCGATCCCCTGCGAGACTCCGATCTTCTGGAGCCCCAGGTTGCACAGTTCGAGTGACGTCATTTATTCAGCGGTGCCTCGGAGCAGGCCGACCTGCCGGTCGGCGGGAGATGAGCCCGACCAGCAACCGAGCGCACTCTTGGTGCGCGGGCCGCAGCCGAGCGGGGTGGTGCCTGGCGCCCAACAGGTGAGCGGCGTCAGCAAGACGCACTCGGGCGACTCGGGTTCAGGTTCGGGGCTCTCGCCGCAGGCGTAGAACTGCTGGCGCAGCGGGAAGATGGGGCACGAGGGGCTGATGCCGAAGGGCACCGGATCGGCCGACGTGACCGGCGGCTCGTAGCCGCCCGTGCTCGCCGATGGCACGGTCAGCGTGGCGAGCGTCAGGCCGTCGCTGGCGCGGAGGTGCAGCAGTTCGACGGTGTCGACGCCGAACGGATGCACGTAGACCCAGAACGCGCCGGCGGTCGACGAGTAGCCCAGCCGCGGGGCCAGTTGCTTGTGGTCGGTGCCCAGGTCGTAGGTGTTGAGCAGCGCGCCCGCGGCGCTGTAGCGCCGCACCACGAGCGCCCACGGGTAGACGTACTTGCGGAAGTACGAGACGACGATCGAGTCGTCCTCGAGCGTGAGAATGTCGTAAATGTGGTAGTCGGCGACGGGCGCGACCAGATCGCTCAGCCCCACGTCGTTGACCAGATCCCAGCGGCGCAGCGTGGAGTCGGGGACGGTCGGGGCGCCGATCTCGTAGTCGACGTAGTAGAGAACCGTCAACGCGTTGTTGGCGCCGATCGCGGTGAGCGCGCGGTCGGTCGCGCGCGAGAGCGTCCACGTCGTGGCGCCGAGCGCGCCGGCCGCACTGACGGTGCCCACGGTCGGCTGATGAATCGCGCCACTGCGACCATAGTCGGCAATGACGAAGGCGTTGGCGCCGGGCACGGCGCGCACCCCCGCGTAGTTGTCCGCGAGGAAGGGAACCGAGCCGAGCTCGACGAACTGGCTGCTATAGAGCTTGTAGGTGTCGGTGTCGTACTCGTCGGCGATCAGCATCACGCCGCTCGGCAACGAGTCGCCCTCTTCGCCAGCGGGGATGCGCGCCGAGCGCAGCACCAACCCGGTCGACGCATCGACGACCATCGCGGGATAACCCGGCGTGTCGTCGGACACGACGATCGCGCCGGCGGCGGCCGATTCGTTCGGGCCGACGTAGACCGCGAACGTCAGGTTCGCCGGCGCCGGGTTGCCGACGTTCGTGCGAAACTTGATGAAGTACTCGGTCCCCGCGTCGACGGGGATCTGCGCCGGCTGGTTGTTGCCAGAGTCGCCGTAGTGCAGGACCGGGGACGCCGCCGGCCCGATGTACACCTGGACCCGCGGCGTGTAGACGCTGGCATCGCCGTACACCGCGATGCCGATCAGTTCGACGCACTCGGGCGCGGTCCAGCGATACCAGAGGTCGTACGTGGTCCCTTCGAAATCCGCCTGCTGTGCCCCGCTGTAGGGGAGCTCGGCGATCTCGATCGCCGTCGTGGCGCTCGTATTCGTCGGGACCGGCATCGGGCGCTACTCGAGCGGCGGGAGCTCCAGCACCTGGCGCGCGGCGGCCAGGTCGAGCAACTGCATGACGGGCGTGCCGTCGGCGGTCGTCGTCACGACGACGAACCGGATCCCGCCTGGCGCGCTCGGCGCCGGGAACTTGGCGTCGAAGGCCAGCGGGAGGGAGCGCGTGGCGCCATCCGGGTTGACCGCTTCGATCTGCACCGTGTGCGCGCCGCGGGCCACACCGTTGACGGCGCTCTGTAACGTCACGACCGTGCCGACCAGCGCGGTCGCCCGGGTCACATCGCTGCCGACCTGCGCGCCGTCGATAAACAGCCGGTAGTGGGTGGTGTTGGTGCCGTCGTGGTCGGCCTGCACTGAGAAGCGCACGCCGGGGACGACGGTCGGGACCGGCGGCGGGGTCTGCGCGATCGCGGGCGTGAGCGCCGCCAGGGTGACGAGCAGGGCGAACAGAAAACGTGTCATCGAATGTCCTTTGCGTGGCGTGGGCTAGATGCCCAGGTCGTCGCCGCTCGCGGTCGGCGCGGCGGCCGCCCCGTCGCGCAGCACGGCGCTGTTTTCGTTGAGCGCCGCTTGGGCGCCGGTTTCCTTGAGGGACGCGCTCGAGGCCTCCTCGAGCCAGGACGGGAGCAGGGCATCGCCGTCGCGATCGACGGGTGCCTGGTAGAGGAAGACGTCGCCGGCACGCCGGCGCTTGTGGTCGTAGTAGCCGAGCGCGGTCGCGCGCACGCGCACCGCCTGGGTCTTGCCCGGGGTCTTCGCTTTGTGCGCCGTCGGCGCCGCCTTCTTTTTCACAGCCATAGCAGTCGTGTCTCCTTGCGTTGGGTCGTGTGTCGTGGCAGGGACCGCCGCGCGAGCTCGGAGGCCCGCGCGACGCCCCTGTCTTCGTAGCGAGTCCTACGAAATGGTTATCGCGTCGGCGTAGCTCTCCGGTTTCTCGGGAGCGGCCATCGACGCCGGCATCACGTACGCATCGACGGTGAAATCGACCGTGCCGGTGATGTCGAAGTAGATCCCGAAGTAGCGCGCGTTCGGCTTACCCTTCGGCACGTTGGCGAGGTGGACCTTGCCCGCGGCCAGGTCGGCGGTCGCCAGGCGGCGAATCGCCAGGACCGTGGGCGAGCTCAGGTCGGCGTTGGCCGACTCGATCACCTGAATGTCCGCGGAGCCCGAATTGGTGCCCACGGCGGTGATGGAGACGGACACGACCATCGGCTCGCCGTCGCCGATGTGGCGCTTCGGCGTGACGTTGCCCAGGTCGAGGGTGTTCTCGGAGGCGGCATCAGCAGTGACCTGCTGTGCGGAGCAGAG